ACAGGGTTTCACCCCAACGCTCCGCGCAAATTGCTTCGTGGCTGTCAATTTGGTACTTGACTTGATCTACTGTCGGCCTTGCCATTATTCTGCCTCCGCAATCACAAGTGTGCCTGCCTCTACCTGCCGCATGATTTCTGCGTAGTGTCTGTTGGAAGGCTCTAGTGGGACGGATAATTCTTGTCCATTAATTATACAATTAATAGAACAATTGTTTCCTTGAATATCTGTGGCAAATTGTGCTGATGTAATATTCATATTTTCCATTTCTTATAACTCCGCATCAAATGCTAAGAAAGCATTCGAATTGCCCCCAGCATCAATTTCTGTAGCCTGTCCTGCTGAGAATGTTCCTACAGCGACTGTTAAAGATAGGGTGGAAGTCCATTTTGAAGACCATGCACTAACATATGTTAGCCCACTAATACTACAACCGCCTCCACTAGCAGATAATGCGCCAAAGTTTCCAATTGAAGCAATAGAATTTGACATGGTTGGTTTTGTTCTCATTTCTACTGGATGTTCAAAATAAACATAAGCCGAACTTGCGCCAAAGGCTTGCCCCCTACAAAAACTCATAGAAGTTTCAGATGAGGTTGATATATTTTTCTGATAATACCGCTGACACAACGCCAGTTCTTCACCATAAGACCGATGCTCAAATTCGGTGGCAACAGAGCCGACTTCAAGTTGAACGCCTGTGAGGTATAGCGTTGCTCCGTTAGTAGAAACAAGTTTTGTTCCGCCATCGGTTCCAACACTTCTTGATGATGACCAAGAACCTGCTGTTGGCACTGTTCTATCTGTTCCTGTTCCCAAATCCCAAAGTATAAATACGCCAGCCAAAATATCAGTTTTCCAATTACCGCCGCCAGTATCGCCAGCAACCGTTACTGTTTTATATTCCCAAGTATTTGCGGCATCTATTGTGTATGTAAAGGCGTAACCCCTGCCTCCGTCATAGTTTTCAAAACCACCGCTAAATGTTCCAGTAACACTAGATTTTACCCAGAATGAAAGTGTAAATGTTCTGGCGGAAGACTGTCCTAAATTTAGATGAGCTAAATCATATCCCTCAACGACATATGTCAACCAAGCGTAATCACTTGCGCCTATTGAGGTGTCGGCTGATGCTACTGTTATTTTTAGAGAGTTTTGGAAGTTGTCTGGTGCATCAGTTGATTGCTCAACGGTAAAAGAACCTGCGCCACCATCTGTTAAATTAAACCTATCAAGCGTGTACGCTCCGGCATTGTTTACACTAAAACTTGTTCCGCGCTGTGATATTCTCATATCACCATTGATGATAATATTTTTCCGCCCAGACGGTACGCTTCCAAGTTGGGCTATCTCACGGGCGTTACTCATTATGCGTTCTCCAGTGCGGCTACTTTTTCTTCTAGGGTTTCAATCTTGGCGATGGCTTCTTGCAGGGCGGCAGTCAGCAACGGTACAAGTTTAGACTGGTCAATGCCCTGATAATCAGGCACTTGGCGCGTACCCATTACAGCTTCGGTGACTACGTTTCCATCTTCATCTAGGACAGCAGGAGTAACTTCGTACTCCTCTTCAACCATTGCGTCCTTCTCACCAAAAATAGCTTCAGGTACAACCTCTTGTACTTCATGCGCCAAGAAACCATCAATACGGCTATCATCTAACTTCCATGCAAAATTGACAGGGTTGAGGGCCTTTACACGCTCTGTTGCACCTGTCATTGGTTGCCAGTCTTTTTTTAAGCGGTAGTCTGATGATGTTACAATCGCTGTTCCTGTATTGCTATAATTAAGGCCACCAACATAAGTGCCATTATAGTAATTCGCTACAGCGCTATATAAACCGCTTCCTGTTTTTATAAAATTTATACGCCCAGCACCACCTACTTGATTATAAAGTTCAATCCCTGCTTCACTTGCTGAGGTTGTAGTTTTTGCTATTAAAAGATTACCACCGCTTGTGAGGCGCATAGCTTCTGATGCAAATGTAGACCCATATTCAAACCTTAACGCATCATCATCAGACGTTCTAATCATAAATTGGTTTGTGGCTGAGTTTGTACCTCTTGTAAAAACTAACGCCCCACCTTTTGTGCCGTTTACATCTAAAAAGTTAAAACTTGCGCTAAAGCTGTAAGGCGAAGACGTACCAATTCCCACATTGCCACTGCTGTCGACCCTGAGACGCTCCGATGCACCAGCAGTCATTATCTGCATACTATCAGTAACGTGGTCATAGCGAACAATACCACGATATGCTTCATTGCCTGTCGTGCCATCGGCAAACAGTATTTGACCGTGACTTGCACTGTCGGCATAGACCGTTAAACCTTGCGCCCCAGAGCCATTACCAACAACCAGTTGATTGCCACCAGAAAAGAAAGAATTAGGGCTTGCAGTACCAATGCCTACATTGTTATTCGTGCTATCGACGTACAGAGTATTCGTGTCAACCGTCAGGTCGCCATTAATTGCAATGTCGTTTTGGAATGTCCCGCCATTAGTAGCTGATACCATGTCAGCTGTGGTAAAGGACTTAAATGAAACTACATTTAATTCATCATTAGCAGATGCACCAACAGCCAGTACAATACTTGTTCCGTCTGTAGCTGTGTAATCAGTACCATCCTCCAGAACAATACCATTCAGAGTAACAATTAAGTTAGTTACTGTATAAGATAATGAATTAGCATTATCGTCAGCACCAGAGAATGTAGTCTGTCCAGAGGTTGCTGTGTAGTTATAGTTTAGTAATGATGCTGTACCAGCCGATGATGCGGCAATCCAGTTAGCACCATCATAAACACGCATCTCATTTTCAGTACTATTAAAGTACAAAGCACCTTCAACAAGAGCGTTGCCATCATTATCAAGCGTTGGATCGCTAGATTTAACACCAAGATACCGATCATCAAATGCATCGTAAGAGTTAGCGGCAGAAGCAGCAGAAGCGGCAGCAGCTACTTGAGAGGCAGAAGCCGCCGCCGCACTGCTGGCCGCATTAGTCTCTGAAGTAGACGCGTTACTAGCAGATGTCGCGGCATTTGTAGCTGAAGTCGCTGCATTTGTTTCAGATGTGGCCGCATTTGTTTCCGACGTAGCAGCGTTTGTAGCGGACGTAGAGGCGCTTGTCGCACTTGAGGCGGCAGAAGTAGCAGAACTAGCCGCATTGCTCTCTGAGGTGGCTGCATTTGTCTCTGAGGTAGCAGCATTTGTAGCAGATGTAGCGGCAGATGTGGCAGATGTAGCTGCATTTGTCTCTGATGTACTAGCATTAGTCTCAGAAGTTGCCGCATTTGCAGCTGAGGTAGCTGCCGCACTAGCGCTCGATGCCGCATTGGTCGCATTAGTGGCGGCATTTTGTACGGCAGTTAAGTTATCTGTAATGTTTTGCATGTTGGTGGTTTGACCAGCAACAGTCGTAACATCACTAGAAACACCAGATACAGTAGCTACATCAGATGAGATAGATGCAACAGTTGTAATTGCATCGGTGGCAACAGTACCATCTTGAATGTCTGCAAGTGTGGCAATATCAGCAGAAGCATCAGCAACAGATTGGGTATCAGAGATAGTTGGCCCAACTTCAACGTCACCAGTTGTGGCATTAAAGGCCAAAACAGTGCCCTTACGAACATTTTTAGAAGCAAGAACCAGTGAAGAGGTTGCGTCTGAGTCAGACAAACGCAAGCCACGATCTGCCAAATCCTTCAAGTCAGCAGTAATAGCAACCATTCGCTCAAGTTCTGTATTCAAAGAACCTACATGGAATGGGCCTGTAGGTGGGAAGTCAGTGGTACGTTCGAGGGCAATGTCACGAGTAATGGTGACAGTACTACCGCCAGAAGCACCAGTAACACTAATGTTTATTGAGCCTGTAGTGCCCGACCCACCGCTAACAGTGTAGTCAGTAGTAAGGGTTTTCAGCACCTCATCAACATACACATTCAAGTCTTGGTTATCAAAAAACTCAAACGGCACACTAAAGCTAGTCTGCGTAACGCCTTCTGCTACACTGTAAGATACCCGTGGGGAGTTGTCGCCAATTAAAATAGTCATCTTGCCACCTTTAAACTATTTATAAACTAAATCGTTTCTTTCATCAATTAGTCTTTAGTTATGAAATCGTATGCCATGCTCGTCAAATGGTTAAATGGCAACAAGTACTTAATTCTTTCGGCATCCTCAGATGGGTTGCCATCCATCAAGTCAGCTATTGCTTTAGTCCAATCTACTAATAAACCTGGGCCAGCACCAAATGGCTCAAGCCAAGCATCGGTAGCACTAGGACGATATTTACCACGGAGCCAGTCGTTATCTTCATTGATAGCGCCAAAGCCCATAGCCATATGCAAACCCATGTATCCAATATCAGAATAAATTCCAGCTAAACCCGAATGGTCAAAACTTCTAGCAATGATTTCACCAGTACCTTTATTCTCAAACCACCAGTCTTCTTTCTTTAACTCAAGAGCAAGATAGCCTAAGCCAAACAAAGACGCTGCACCTAACAGCCTATTGTGACGGGCAGGGTCAAACATTTGACTTGTAATCCTGCTTGTAGCGGCAAGAGTAAAGTCCATAAATTGGAATGGGAATGTCATCATGCCGCTTTCGATGCGGGCATATTTAAAGTTAGCAGTGCTTACTTGTGGGTCTGGCTTTAGTCCGCTAAAGAATGGAACATCTTTCATCCAAGGATGCCAAGGCATGTAAACAATACCACGACTAATAATAGGCTTGTCTTTTGCTGTTGCCATAATAATTGTATTGCCAGTGCCAGCGTTCATAGCCGTATCCCACTTTAGCAATAACTCTTTTTCAGCAGGTGTGGTAGAAGGCCATTCCATTCTGTTGGCAAACACAAACCCATCTTCGACAACAAACTTATCTGCATATGACGCAATCTTTTTGGCATCATCGATGTCAAGACCATACCTTGCCCAGTACTCAATATCTGCACCACGTTTGTTGGCGGCAATATCTTGTGCCATCTTAACTAACTTAGATTGTCGCAACACAGAGTCTGCAATCCGGCCATATCGTGTAACAACACCAAGGTTGTTGCCAATAATAGGAATATTATAGAATACATTTGTTATTGGGTTAAGAAACCGCTCGGTTGCATTTGGCTGCACTCGACTTACACTATCAGCAAACATACGATCACGAGCCATAGACAGCATATAGTTTGTGCCCTTAACAACATAAGAGGCTTCTGCTTTTGCAAGCTGTACTGCTTCTCGACCACGCTGTGTAATCAGAGGGCCAAAAGCATTTCCCAAACCATGCTCAAATGCAATAGCACCAGCATCAGTTACGGATGCAATCCCAGCTTTATGCAGATAAGTCATACCAGCAATCTCTTTGATTGCCCGAACTGCTTGAGCATCCCACCTATCAGGCTCACGCATATGGATACCTAGCGAGTACTCATAATCAGCAACAAAGTCACGCTTAAGCTGTGCTATTTCTTTTTCTGTTAGTTTTCCTTCTGATACAGAAATCTCTTCTATTTCATCCAGAACGTCATCAATGGTTCGCTTGCCAAACTTGCGTGTCCATTCAATCTTGTTACCCATTTTGCGGGTATAGGCATCAATAATTCCTATATCCTTTAATATAAAATCTTTTACTTTCCACTCAGGAATATCAAGAGTACGCATACGAGTATGCTTCGAGCCAATGCCGCTAACGCCTAGACGCTCAACATCTGACTCCTCAAGGATTGTTCTAACAATACCCTCGGCAATCTCACGATCCGTGATCGAAGGATTACGCTCAACCATTTTGTTTGCTTTGCTATCCCAAACAAATGGCTTTGGATTTTGACGCACATGCTCTTCAATAATATTGGTAAACCGCTCACGTTGAGCAGCGTCTTGCAGCAATCTCTTATCGTAATAGATAGGAAAGTAAAACTTTTTCCGGTCTAATCCGTTAGCCTTCATGGCAGTAAGGTATTCAACATCTTCTTTGTGTCGTGCAATCTGACGCTCTAGGTTTTCCTTGAGACGCATTTGCTTTTGTGTTGCACCAACCTTTTTACCCTTGCCTTCGACTTGGGCACTAATGCCATCAATGATAGATTGCTTGCGCTCGATGTCTGCATTAATGCGGGTAAGGTCTTCATCTATCGTCTTTTGCGCACGCCACAAGTTAAGAGATGTCCCCTCTTCGTCATACCGCTCAAAGAATTTTCTAAACAACTCAAAGGTCTTCTTGTCGGTATCGCTAATGTTGTCGTATCGATCAACCCTATCCCAGCGTTCACCAAGTTTGATATACTCATCAGCTTTGATTTTGAACCACTCATCATAGCTAATCTTATTGGTTGCCATAGATTGAATATTATTAAAATTAAGACCAAAGGCGTTCCAAACCCCAGAACTAATTTCTTCTTCGTACAGCTTTTCTAGCTGCATCCGAAGTCTTTCTCCGTGCATAAAATGTACAGGCTGACGCTGTATAATTGACTGAACACCACGACCAGCAATGTTGCGGTCAATAGCCATAGCGGCATTACCATTGATTAATTCATAATATCTTTTTATTCGATCACTAACTTTGTCGTTAAACAAGATACGTTTGCCTGGGGTTGTGACTCCCTTAAACCAAACGCTATCAGAAAACACTGTTTTCTTTTGACCATAGTTACTATGCGTGCGCTCCAATGCTTGCTTATAAACATTGGCTTCATAGCTTTCTACGCTTTGCCCAACCTCACGTTTTAATTCCTTCTTTACCTTCTCACGATGAATAAGAAAATCTTGGTACTCTGTCTTGCTTTGAAACTCTTCCGGCTTTAACCGAATGTGCTCCGGCACTAATGGAGATGACCACGCTTTAGTGTCGTACTCCATCTGAACAGTATCTTCATTAATTTCAAATGAATTTTCTTTTGTGTTTACTTTAATAGCTGGAGCAAGTTCTTCCCCATCTGGAGTCACGGCATCAGCTTCTCTTTTGGTAAACTTTAGAGAAATATCTTCATACATATTGTTAACCCAGCTACCTCTATCGGTAAGGGTTTCTTTCATTTTGGTTACAGATTTCTCTATTTCAGGCCGTGCGTTCCGATACACAGAAGGAACAGAACCAATAACACCACCAAGAATAGTAGATGCAGTAAGAACACCTAGTGTTTCTTGTTTGGTTGCAACAGGATCAAATGGTGCACGAACCAACTCACCAGCAGCGCCTGCAGCCAAACCACCTTTAGCACCAGCAGCAAAAGCCTGCCTTGCAGTCATTCCGCCCTTTGCTAAAAGACCCAGCTGACCAGCGACAGGTAAGGCAAAGGCAATATTCAAAGGATCGAGGATGCCAGCAACCAACTGAGATGGATAATACCAAGAAGTGTTTGCTAGATCAGCCCTAACCTTTTCACTTTTACGGATCGAATCCTTAATAAACTGTGTGTGCTCTTTGCTTTTTGCATTAACAAAAGAAGATTTGTAAGTTTCAAACCCTTCAATGTCATCCCACACATTGTAGTTTGGATCAGGTCGATCGTCACCAAAGTAAGCAAACTCTTGAATAGAGCGAACCAAAGGAGAGTATTGCCAAGCAAAAGCATTAGACAGGTTTTCTGAAAACCCTCTATCTGTCATATCGCCTACGACATCTTCTGTGTAGGCTTTTTTGTAAAAGTTACCAGCGTCTACAGGCTGTGTTCTTTTATATTCCACCAGCAGCCGCTCCCCTTACTAATGCACCGCCAACCAAATTCATTACTCTTATTTTTTCTTCTTCTGCTTGGATTTGCTCAAGCCTTTGTTGCTCTTCGAGTTGTCTGCGACGCTCAAGGTTTGTTTGTGCATTAAATCCTTTTGTAGAAAAAACAAGGTCGTTTTGATAAGCGTCTTTAATGCGATTACCCTGCCGATCTACTGCCCAAAACTTACCAAACTCATCATTGTTTCTTGGGTCTGCATCGAGTAACACATCATCACCAAGTTCAAGAGCAGGAGAAAAAGCATTAAGCTGTAACTGTACATGCCTGTTAAACAGATCAAGAACAGCGCCAGTGCCAGTAGGACTTGTGTCGGAGCCATAATAATATTCCGGAGTATACGGGCGCTCCCTTGGTTGATCTTTAAGAACGTAAGCATACTCATAGTCATGGTTAAATGACTCATAAAACTCAGTCATAAAATCATCGGCTTCACTTTTACCGTTCGTATATAAATGTCTGGCATAAACAGAAGCATATTTATCTACAAACCTAGCGTTGTAGTCTCCGGTTTTGCTAAGGTAGTCTTTTGCCCAAGATACAGGGTCTCCAGAAGTTACCTTTTCTACACTCAAAGCACGTGCAACTTGAGCCACATAGTCTGGATTTTGAAGATGAGCAGAGCGAGAGTATTCAATCAAATCAGAAACAGACTTGTCGCTAAACCTATTTCTATATGCTTGCAATGTTTTAACAAAAGAAACTGTATTGGCATCCATGCCACGCCCATTTCCAATCAAACGACCGCTAGAATTGTAGAGCAGTGCGTGAGCAGCTTCAGCAAGAGAAGCAGTTACCTGATCCGAATAAATAGTATTTCCTTGAGCGGCAGCTTCTAGTGCGTTCACCACATAATGAGGAAGGGCTTGAAAGTTTTGCAGATTGTTTATAAGTAGCGGAGCCTGTTCAGGGTTTTGGAGAGTAGAAACAAAATCCTCAACATTGTTTATACCCATGCCTGCTTGCAAGGTTAAACTAGTTGCTTGCTGTGCCTTTTTATCTACACCATTAATTCCTTCAGAAAGTGTTTTTTGGTCTGTTTCTTCTTTAGAAACGTTCCCACCAAGTGTATCAAGTTGCCTTCTAACAAAATCTCTGTCCTGCAAGTTGGACAAATAAGGAGCAAGCTGATTGGTATTAGAAATTAAATCTGCAACAGACTCTAAATCATTTCTTTGAAGGGCTATTGATACCCTATTAATTTCAGCAGAAGACGCATCATCAAGCTGTGACGTAATAGAAGATATAGCTATTACTCGTTTTAACTGCCCAGACAACTCCATTGCACGACGGCTAGTCATGCCGTTCTCCAAAGGAGTAGAAGACGCTAATTCAGCCTGTAGTATAGCCGCTTGTTCTAAGGCCGAATCCATTCCACCGGAATAAATACGATTAGAAATCTCGTCTATTTGTCTTTCAAAGTTTGTTTCGTAATTAAGAGCAGCAGTTTCATCTTGAATTGCGGCACGCTTAGATTTCATATCTAAGTAATGCTTGCCAGCATCGATGGTTGCTTCGGACATAAATAAAGCGCTGTAATCTATGCCGCCAGAATTCTTAATTACATTAGCTGTTTGATTGATATAGTTTGAAGCTGCAGCATTAAAGGCATCAGGATCGTTTTTAAATTCTTGCCGAAGGTTTTGGAACGCCTTTGCGGTTTCTACTTTCGTTGCTTCAGCATAACGACGCTGTAGAATTTTATTGACCTGATCGCGGTTTCTATAGCTTAAAGCGCTCGGCATTTGTAATGGTTTAGACTTGCCATTCTCATCCAAGACTGGAGTTAGCTTTACTGTGTTTGCCCAGTTTACATATTTTTCTTGCTCATAAGTTTGCTGTGCTTCTATACCAACTTTAAATGCTGTGTTGACTGTATTCATTACAGTGTTTGCATAAGCAGAAGATGCTTGAGCAATACGCTGTGCAGCTTGAGCATCTCCAGTACTAGCGCGAGCAACGCCAATAGGCTTATTGATATAAGATTGTTTTTGTGGTGTGCGAATCTCAGCCATAATTTACCTATAACATGCTTGCAAACATACTTAGGCCAGTTGATATAGTCTGTGCCTTGTTCTGTCTTACTCTAATACTCGACTCTATATCGGCGGTCATACGTTCATTAAGAGCATTTGCGCTAAGGCTTGCGGCTTCACGCATTACCTTGGCTTCTTCTAGCGCCATCTGCGTTACATTCCTGCTTACAGTCTTAGCTGTTTCATCTGCAACACGTTTACGGATTGCTTGCACACTACGATCATCGCGACCCATATAAGAAATAGTTGCATCGGCCATGTCAGACCAATCTCTGTATTGAGAAACAATCTCATTGTGTTGCTGTAAGGCTTGTAATTTTAAAGCAGGAATAAGAGCCTCAACACGCTTTGCTTGTCGAGCAGCTTCCACAGAAGCAACGATACCTGTTCTCTGTATTGCACCAGCAGCCGCCGCACCAGCACGAGCCTGATACAATCCGCCTATGCCAGCAAGACCAGCTAATCCAATTAAGTCCCAACGTGTCTCAGCCATTACACTATAACCTCAATAACCATTCCGTTTACTTGTAGATCAAACGGAACATCTTGTGAAATAGTTACAGTTGCATCCTTACTATACCCCAGCAACCTAAACTCTTTCCTACCATTAAACTTTTGTCGAGCCTGTGAAAAGTCATCAGTAACAGTTCGTATAACCATATCTTTATTATTAACAGAAACAGATAGAGAATCCACCAAATCAAGTGTAACCATTGAGATGTGGCGAGGGTCAGCAGTCATAAAGCCAGTTGCAATCTGCCCATCAATAGGCAGTGTGGTTAACTCGATATTAAACTGATAACCAATATATGCAGACGTTACTTCCTTAACAGCAGATACATCTACTTGGCCGCCGGATACTGTGTACTCTCCAAGATAGTCTGTGCCGCTAACAACCTTTACGACAGCACCATTGGCAAAGTCTGAGGAAACAGTAAAGACACCAGCAGAGCCAGTGTATTCATCACAGAAGTCCATAGGCATTTCTGAAAGCATTTCTTCTAAAAAGAAATCTTCAGTACCATCGCCTTTATCACGAATAACCACAAAGAAAAGACGTTGGTTAATTACACAAACACTGTGAAATCTACCCGTTGTTGTCCATTCAGACCACCCAGCTTTACGCTCTCCACGCAATGAATAGAATGTGCTGACAGTTCCGTCTGGATTAATAAAGAAGATATATGACTCGGGCCGATCAAACCCACCTTGAATAACAGCGGCCTGAATAGGATTTTTTACCAGATGAGATGCGGTAACAGCAATGTTGCTTGTGTTATATGCCAGTTCAGCATCATTGTACAAGTACGCGCCCACCATCTTTCCGTTTGCCTGCAAGTAAATGGTAGCACCATCAAAAGGCTGTGGTGTCATATAGCCACAACCAAATGGTGTTTGACGCTTTACCTGTGCGTTAGATGGAGTAATAGGACGCTCTGTCAAAGCTGGTACAAATGACTCCGAAGTATTCGCAAATACTTGCAAGTCACGATTGGATACCAAATGCCTGATTTGGCTAAACGCACCAAAGCCACCACTTAGCTCGATGCTGTCACTGTCCGCGCCAGTACCAACATCAAAGTTAAAATACTCTGCAGATGCAGAACCCCATAAATAGTCCGGCTGTGCAGGAGTGCCACCAAACCATAATCTATTTTCATGGAACGTTACCGCCGACGGATACCCACGAACCTCCGAAAAGCTCTGTTCATACCAGTCACTTGTCGGCGCAGTCGAAGCAACGCGGGGTGCGCCGCCTCCAACCTCTGTCTGACTAGCTGTGCTTCCCGCCGTAAACTCGTATGTATTTTCGTCAATGACTTCAGCGATTGTCCGAGTGCCATTAATCTGATTAGCACTAAGTCCACCAACACCATCGGCACGATCAATAGTAATAGTAGCACCAGCTGATAAACCGTGACGAGGATGAGTGGTAATGACTCTGCTACTGCCCGCAACCGTTTGGAGAGCATCAATGATAAGTTGCTTCCTGATAACCCCGTAAACAGTTGCCGTAACCTGCGTAGGACTTGTATAAGCTGTAATTTCACAGTGAGCCTCATGTATTAAAATATATGTTCCTACATGATTTGACGTAAAATAATTTGAAGACGCAGTTAAAGTTACGCCCGTTCCGCTAATTGCAGACGGTGTAATTGTTGTGCCGAGCACCTGAAAGTCATGATATGGCTGCTGTATTTTTGTTCCATCAGCAGATGTGTCAAACTCATATGTGCTTACTTCAAATGTTGTAAGGCTTGTACGAATAATTGTCCGCGTCATAAAACGTGGGTGCGCAACAAACATAAAGTCTGAGTTAGTTGCAAATGTAAACTGCTCAAGATAGTCAGTTGTCCAAGGCAATGCGGCAGAATTAACATCCTGATTAATTGTTTGGATCAGAGACAAAGCCTGAGTTATTGGATTAACAAAAAATATTTCTAGCTTCTGATTAGAAAAAGCAAAGATATATTGTACGTCATCAGAGAATACAAAAGGCTCCAGCCGAACCTGCAAGCGATCA